CCAAACCGTACATATCTGGGCGAACCATTTTCTTCGCGTAGCGAGTCATGACACCCTTTCTAGGTACGAAGTCTTCTGGTCCAAAGATCGTTGGTGTAGTTTGCAGTGGCACATATGGTGCGTACACATATCCACTTTCAAGGAAAGAAGAACCGATACGAGCAACCAAGATAACGTTACGTGGGAAGTAAGGGTCAACAACAACATCGAACTTACGGTTCAAAGAACCAACCTTAACCGCACCGATATCACCTTTATCAGCATCAGCAGTTACGTTTGCACGGAAACCAGCAGTGAACTCAAGGATGTTTGCAACTTCAGGAGAGCAAACGATGTGAGTAGCTCCACCACGCAAAGTCTTTCTGTGAATTTGAGCAGATACATCATTGATTGTTTCAACCAAAGTTTCGTACCACTCAGACACTGTACCAGTGAAGTCAGGAGCAGCAGCACCTGCGCCAATTTCAGCACCAGTTTCACGATTTACAAACAAACCAGGAGAGCGAGACCAATAATAAGTAACAACAATTGCACCATTTACAAGGTCAACAAAAATCTCACAATCGATTTCAAAAGCAATTTGCTCAGACAAGATAGAAGTCAATTCAACTTCAGCATCAATGTTGTGGTAAGCGTTCAAGTCTTGACCCAATTCTGGAGTCCACTTTGCTTTCAACTTTTTGCTTTGAGCTGTGATTGCGATTGAATCAACCTTGATATCAATCTCAGGAATATTGGCATTTCCTTCTAGAGGATAATTGTATCCATTAAGGGCACCGAGACCATCAGTTTTTTCCGAAAGAGTATCAACCTTAGGGAACTCAACTGTAAGCTTTGTAGAACCAGTAACACCAGTCAAATCTGAAGTAGGGTCAACAGTAGTGGTGAAATAAACAAACAATTGACCGGTAGAATCAGTTTTTGTCAAACGACGAATTTGTTTTGTGTTTGCGTCTGTAAGTGCCAATCCGGTTGCATCAACCAAATTTGTAGCCACAGAAGTACCTGAGACAGGAACAACAATTGTAGAAAGGTTGTCAAAGTCTGCATCTGCGAGGTCTTCTTTTGACATTTCAAGTTCGATGACATAATAATCATCTGTGCTGTCATCCATCAAAGCCAATACGTCAGCATCAAATTGAATCTTCTTTTTCTGAGCATTTGTCATTGAAGAAGTAATTTGAAAACCTGTAAGGTCTTGTTCTGCTCTTTCGATGTCGTGAGAGGCAGTTGGTGAAGCGTATGCATAACCAGTTGCACCATCTCTAAGAGGACCGCTAAATCCTTCTTTAAGATCTCCAACCAAGTTTACGCCACCAGTGATTTGTGAACCAACACGACCAGTACCATAAATAGATTTTCCAATTTCGTTTCCAAATCTATCAGTTGCACCATTTTTATCATCGCCAAGACCAGTTCCGAAAGTAAAGTCAAGGAAGAAGATCAGACCAGATGGCAAAGACATCGGCTGAACACTTACAAGATCATTAGCGATCAAACCAGCAAATACACGACGCACGATTGGAAAAGCAACAGCAGCGAAACCTTCGATACCTGCACCATTAGTCATAGAGTTGTGTTCTTTTAACAATGACTTAGCTTGGTTCTCAAGCAATACAGCCATGTTTTGTTGTTGAGCAGCATCCAAGCCTTCCAAAAGACCAGTTTGAGCCCACTTATTCAAAAGAGCAGCGCCTTCTTGTTGCAAGTTGCGATTGACGATGCCCTCTGTCACTGTTTCAATAATAGACATTTTTAAATCTCCTTAAATTATTTTTTAATGCCCGCAAGACGTTGCATCATGTCCTTCATAGGACTCTCGGCAGTCTTGCTTTCGTTAATGTTTTGTCTTGAATTCAGCATTGAACTTAAGTTCGATCTTCTGTTGACTGACTCGCTAAGTGATTGTGGACCTTTCTTGCTGTTAGGCGTCGATCCCACTGTAGCTTTGAGTGTCTCATGAAGATTTTTAGCTTCCTTCGGAGACTCCGCATTAGCAATGGCTTCGACAATTTTAGATTTTTGTCGCTCATTCAGGGAGGCATCGCCGAGTGTGCGGTTTTGATATAAAAGTTTTGCGTTTGACAACAAAGATTCCTCAAGGTGGACTTCCAACTTGGTAAGGACGCTTTCCATTTGGCTGTTTTGACGCGTCAGATTCTTAATTGTCTCGTGTAATTCGTTAATTTGGCCCATGTAGTCCTCAGATTCAGATTCTGATTCTTCCTCAGACTCTTCTTCGTAAAGCATTTCGGCCATTTCTTGGTTGAACTCTTCTCGAGATCTGTTGTTTCTCCACTTGCCG